AACCACGGGAGTTCTGCATCTGGTCCTGATAGGTGGGCGGGGAGTTACCATCCCCAGGGGTCACTCCGCCAGAATTACCGACGGTGAAGGGAAATTGCGCGCCCTGCGGATAGCTCCTTTTCGTGCCGTCCGTCCATGTATTGAGCGTCCAGCTCTTGACCGCTACCGCCTTCGTCACTAGTGGGTCAGTTCAGTGATCGAAAGCGTGCCGGCCGCGCTATCTTGAATCGTCGCGATCACATCCCCCTTGCCACAGGCTAGGATGATGGGCGGCCAGCCGGCGAGTACTGGCGTGCCGGTGGCGACTGCGGTCTGCGGCGCGGGGCCGATGCTGATGTGACAGTTAGATGAAGCGGTAATCATGACCGCTCGGGTTTCCGCTTCCATCGCGGTCGATGAAGCGGACGTCGCGCCAATCGCAACGGTACGGGCGGTTCCAGCACGGAGCCGCCACGGGGAAATCGGGGTCCAAAAGGCCATTTAGCCCTCCAAAAAGAAGGGCCACCAGAGGGTGGCCCAAACTCGTCTCACGGAAAGAATCAAGCGCTTACGCTATCCCGCAGTATCGAAAATTCCACCCAGCGCCCGCTCGTTACAGACTTCGAGCGTGCACTCCACGATGAGCATCTTCTTGTCCGAGTCGCCGGTCTTGGCGAGCGGGACAGTCTGGAAGGGCCGAAGGTAGGCAACCTTCAGATACTCGGGGTTGATTCCGTATACGTCCTTGCTGCGTGCGAGCTTCAAGCTCGGAACGACCTTGATGGTGCCGAAATCCGTCTCGTACTCATCGATCACGTTCTTCAAGGTCTTGTCCTCGACCTGATTGAAACGCGTGCCGGCGACACCGGTGAACTTCGAGATGGCCTGCTTGTTCACGGCCGAGACGACGAGGTAGGGGACCTTTTTCGCACTCGCTACGTACACATCCTGTGCCAGGGTCTCCACCTGCGCCTCGGTGAGCGCGGCAAGCGCCGAGTTATCCGTGCGAGTCGTGGTGCCGTTGCCGAAGCTCTCAGAGCCCGCAGCCGTGACGCCCGTGGGATTTGCACCGGAAGGGGTACCCCCCGTCTGAAAGACGCAGTTGACGGTGAGGAAGGAGGCAATGCCGCCCATGAACCCCGCCGTGGTCGCCGTACCTGCCGCGCGTGCGTGGTTATTGGTGATCGCACCTTCCATGTCCATCTTCAGCTCCTTTGACTTCTTCAGGAGCTGATAGCCCATCTTGTTCGATCCGCCCGCGGCCCGCACGGCCTGGGAGGTGCCGGCGATGGAAACCACTTTGCGCAGGATCTGCGAGTAGTTCCCCAAGCGAGCGGTGGGGGTGAGCGCTACGGCCGTGGCGTCATCGCCCTGGATCTGCGCGTTGGTGAGGTCCTGGGCAGCGAGCTGGTCGGTATCCCACTCGTGCAGGATGTTCTCGGCCTTGCTCCGTTTGGCCATGTTGAGGATGGGAGTCTCGAAGGGATCTACGTTGTAGATCATGTTCGAGAGGTCTTCCCGGATATTGGTCTGGGTGTAGGTCTGCTGGGTATTGGTGGGGACGGTCATGGGAGCCTCTTAGAAGTGCTCGAACGCCTCAGCGGCGGCAGCTTCGCTACCGGTACGCATGAAGGCATCACGAGCGCTGGTGTAGGAGTCGCGCTTGGGGTCGCGCGTCTGACGTGCACCGGGGGCTGCCATCTTGGGAGCCGCCCTGACACGCTTCATCACACCGGGAGCAGAGGCTTGGAGTTGGAGCTGTTTCGCCGCCAGATCGAGCACCAGAAGGTGTCGATGGTCGGTCAAGCTTTGCAACTCGGCATCGGTATACCCGAGCTTCCGTGCGGCACTGACGATCTGAGTCTTTGCGGACTCGAATTTCGCCTGGTCGCGCCACTCCGGACGCGCCTGCAACAGTTTCTCGCGCTCGGCCGGGATCGCTTGGAGCTGGGCCTTTTGGGCCTGCTCGGCTTCCGCCTGCCTCGCTTGGGCAGCCTGTTGCAAAAGCTGCTGCAACGCCTGCTGGCGCTGCTGACATTGGGTCGTGAGGGCAGCGTATTCGCCCGGGTTATCGGCCCGAAGCTGCTGCCACTGCTGAGGGGTGATCTGGTTGAAATCACCCATGTGCTGATCGAGTGCCGCTTTGAAAAGCGCCTCGGCATCCTGAATGCGCACCCCCAGGGCCTGACGCACCTTGGCTTGCTCGATCTGAAACTGCTGGCGCTCTTCAGTCGCCTGCTGGATGCGAGCCTGGGAGACGGAGCGAAGGTTGTAGCCGTCGATCGCCTCCTTCAACGTGATCTGCTGATCCTTGCCGTCGATCTTGACGGCGACGGGAAGCTCTAGGAACGCATCCCGATCGAGCTTCTGTTCCGTGAGGTAAGTGTCGAGGGAGTCGTATTCCTTGCCCTCCGGCTCAGTCTCGGGTGTGGCCTCTTCCTCGGGCTTTTCGGGCTCGGGCTCCTTGGCCTGCTCGCCGCCCTGCGCTTCGCGCTCTAAGCGTTGCTCGTCCTCCTTCGGCAGCGTATTGCCCTTCTCATCGGTCGGGGCAAATGCGCCCTGATCGAACAGGGACTGGAAGCTGGCCTCGTCGGGGCTCTCGATATTGACTGGCGGGGCGCTTGAGTCTGTGACTGGCGCTTGCTGCTGATCTGGCACGGTTTCTCACCTTGGAGTTACCGTGAGCGAGGAAATGGGGCCGGCGATACTTTGCCGCCAGCCCTCGGGGTTTAGAATGCGTTTCTCAAGCCGTGCTGCATCGCGTACTGCAAGCGCTCGGTAAAGCGCTCGCGATCCCGTAACTGCAACGTCGCAGCTGCGCCCTGCTGCATCACCGCTTCGAGGTACTGAAAGACCCGCGCTGCGACCTGCTCGGCGAGCACGAGCCTCGTATGCAGCTCGGTATCGCGAATCGGCACGCCTTGGCGCTGGGTAGCAAGATCATCAAAGAAGGCGGCTTTGGCTTCGAGCAATAGCGGGTGCTTCAGGAGTAGTTCCGCTTCCTGACCGCGCCGACGTTCGTCTTCCAAGCGCTGCAGTTCTTCCTGCGCGTTCATGCCCGGCCCTCAAGCGATGCCAAGTCACTTCGCAGCACCTGACCCGCATTCGCATTGGGGTCCTGCTTGTACTGCGCGGCGACGATCTGCGCGATGATCTTGAGTAAGTCTCGCGTGACCTGACTGTCGATATTGGCCATATCGACTCCGCGGTCTTCGCTACCCTGTAGCGCCCCGTGCAAAACCTCGGCCTGGGCGCGCTGGGAAGCTCCCTGCTCCTGTATCTGCGCTTTCTGTAGTCCCGCTTGGGCCTGTACCTGCGTCGCCTGTAGGCGCGTCTGAGCGGCCACAACGGCAGGGTTGGGCTGGGGCGGGTGCTGCGCCATCCACTGCTTGAACTCCTGGCTGTCCGGGTCCATCACGAACTGCTCGGGCTGATCCTCCCCTAGCATCGTGGCCCAGCGCTGGAAGGCGTTGTAGACCTGTTTCGGACCCACCAGTCCCACCGCGGCAGCCTTCTCCATCCCCTGCTGCAGTAGCATCAGGTTCTGGCGCTGCTCGGGACGGTTGCCTGAGCCCAAGCCGACGTTCACTGCAATGGCAGAACGATCGGGCTTCCAGCTCTGCGGGTCCACTTTCTGAAACTTGCCCCGGAGCTTGAAGAAAAGCGGCTGCTTCTGATGCCGCACGAGCAGGTTTCGCGCTTTGATCATCGCATCGCGCAATCCTTCCGCGAGACAGCGCGCCATCATTTCGAGCTTCAGGGTGGCAGACGACAGTCCCGCAAGGTGAGCGGTCGCAGTGACATCCTGAAGCGCATCCGGATCCAGCCCGAGCGTATCGCGCCCGATCCCCAACCGAAACTCCCGCCACTTGTCCAACTGCTCGAACATCGGCAGCACTTGATCGGTGAGGTTCGAAGGGTGCTGCATCGCTTCAACGACAGCGCGGGGTTGGCCATTCACGCGAACGACACCACCGGCACGGGAAGTCATCAGGTCGGTGAGGTTGCAGTTCTTCCAGTCCACGACCGTGCGTGCGTTGTTCGCGAGTCTGAGATTGTTCAGCGACTCGCGGGCGAGCTGGCTATTGATGGCCTGAAGGTCCTGCAGGTCATCGTAGAGGCTGATCCCGGTGTGCCGGTGCGGCATGCGCTTGGCGCAGCCGGAGGCGATGGGACATTCCTCGATCTCTTCGTTGTCGGCGATTTTATCGCCAGTGACACAGATGTGCCGCAGCTCCGTGAGCCCATCCCGGTCGTAATCGACGCGCAGGATCACATCCCGCACCTCGATTTCCTGCGAGGCTCTCTCAGACTCGCTCATCTCTGGGATCGAGAGCTGATCGGCGACGATGTCGCGGGCTAAAGCGTCGATATCGAGCCATTCGCGCTTGCCCGGCACGAGCTTATCAACGAAGTCCTTCTCGTACCCCTGCGAGATCAGCTCCGAGCGGGTCATCGTGCTCTTGTGCTCGACAAAGGGCACATCATCGAGGTTCGCACTCGTCGCCTTGTTCGATACGAGCACGTCTTCCGGGGCGATACAGGCCATGCGCAGGCGCCCGTCCGCCTTCTTCACCCGGATGGTGATGTCGAAGACAGTGAGAGGGGCCGCAGGAGACTCATTGCCGGCGCCTGGGGCGGATACCTGCGGCATGGAAGGCGGCTGCGCATTAGGAGCCACCGGAGGCTGCGCAGGAGGGGCATCCGGACTGGCCGGCATATCGACCTGCCGCTCCCGCTGTTCCAGAATCTCGACCTCGTCGCGATTGGCGATAAGGTCGGTAACTTCTTCCTGGGTGAGGCCCGTATAGCGCTCACGAACGGTAACCGCAGTGGGGTCCCACCAGACCTTGATGTAGCCGTTGCGTAAGAGCAACGCGTCTTTGATGTAGTCCTGGATGATGGTATGACCATCGTTCTCGGACATGAAGACGTGCCGCACGCCTTCCGTTTCAAGCTCGGCGAGCTGAATATCACCTTCGTCCTCGGCCTCGAAGACCGCGGGAGTCCGCGCATCGTCGAATACGCGCATCAGCTGAGCGGCGATCCATTCGAGCGAATCCCGAATCACCGGGATCACCACCGCCGACTGCCCCTCGACCTCATTGCCCATGGGTCTTGCCCAATAGGCGTTCAAGGCGTTGTAGCGATCGACCTGCAGCGTCGTCATCTCCTGGGCGGCAGAGGCGTACATCGTCCCGATGACGGCCCCAGCTGCGATAGGAGAGCCGAGCGCTGACTTCTCTTCACGGCCAATGAGCACCAGAAGATCATCGTCGCTCATGCGAGATTCGGCCATCAGAGCTTCAATCGCTTCTTGATGGACGAGAGGTCGGCTTCAAATGCCCGTAGGCGCGCAAGGAATGCGTCCAGATCGTCTTTCGTCGCTACCCCCACCTTATCGGCCACCTGGGATACGCGCCCGCCTACGGCCTTCTCCAGCGTCTTCACGCGGGCCTTGAGGTCCTCGACATCGAGTTCAGTGCGGATGGTCATACGATTCCGGTATGCGAATAAGGGAGCGGGGCGTACATCCCCACGCGTTTCTCGGTGTAGCGCCAGAGCTGTCGACCCACGGGACAGAAATAGGCTTGTCCCTCGCGCCACCAGTTGCGCGGGCTCTTGCGGTGATAGGGACAGACGGAGTGCTCGGCGCGCTCGGCCTCGGCCTGCGTTACAGGGGGCAACGCGAAGTCTGAGACTTTCACTAGATCAGCCCCGAATTGCCGTACTTAAGCGGCGGCAGGTTCATGCCGATTTCATCATCCATCTGCTGCGCGGCCTGAGCGGCATAACGCACCATGTCCGAGCCGTGACTATGCTCATCGTGGAGCGGTTTGGCAGGCTCGCCAGTCCCCGGGGGAATGACCCGCCGATAGCGACGCAAGTGCTCGATGAGGGTCGAGCATTTCTCCCCATCAAAGGCCATCTGGCGCATCGCCATGCGGGTATCGCGTATGCCCTGCTCGGTCTCTTTGCGCTCTAAGACCGTCACCCGCCAGCCGAGCTGCTCCAGGATCGTCTGATCGGTCTTGCCGGTCTGCACGTTCCCGTGGCCACCATCGTGCGGCAGGAAGATGCAGCCAAAGCTGTACTGCCTCTCCCGCATCGCCTTGGAATACCAGTCCCAGGTCCTGTGATCGTCCTCCAAGTAGTCGATACACCGCAGGCTCGAGAAGTGCCGCTGCCAGAATCCGATGGAATGCGTGTCGTTCCACCCGATATCCACTACCGGGTAGACGAGATGGTAGGCGTCGTACGGCAGGGCACAGATGCGCTTCTCCTGCTCCATCTGCGCGATCTCATCGGCGTAGATGGCCCCTGCAATCGCTGGTTTGCACTTACCACTCCAAATCCATTCGTACTCGTACGCCGGCAAGGTGCGCTCATCGTGACAGCGCAGCTCATCGAGTTCCTTGGGAAACCACGGATTGTCGTCCCAGTTGCACGTGAAGTGCATCGTCCCGGGGGGCGGATCCTTGACGAACCGCCGCCACGTGGGGTCTGAATCAAGCTCTGGGTTGAAGGTAATCCATACCTCGCAACTGCCCCCCTCTTTGCGAAAGAGCGTGGGCAGGAGGATCGTCCATGAGTTGTCCGTGACGACCTGGGCTTCCTCGACCCAGCAGATATCCACGCCTTCGAAAGATTTGATGCTGGCCGCGGTCTGATCCGAAAGACCGGCAAAGATAAACTCCGTGCCGTTCAATCCGGTGATCTGTACCTGCTGGATACCGTAGTAGCCAGCCAACCCCAAGCGGGCGATCTGGTCTACCAGCAGCCGGTGAACCGACTCTCGAATCGACTTCTGTGTCTCGCGCGTACAGAGCACGCGAATCTTGCGCTGCAGCCCCAGGAGCAGTAACGCCCTCGCTACCGCCCAGCTCTTGCCCCCTCCCCTACCGCCCCTTAGGACCTTGTACGGCGCGGGCTCAAAGAGCCGCTCTAGGTTCGGCGGGAAGTGAACATCAGGCATCTTTGCCGAAGATCACCCGGATGGGCTCGGTATTGAGCGCTGACCCGTCTGGATTCGTGAGCGTCGTATGCTGCAGGTCAGCTACGCACTTCTTCAAAAGGCCCAAGGCCGCCGAAACCTGGGACTTCGACATTTCACGGTCCTTAAGCACATGATCCTGAAGTGCGTTGATGAGCTGACTGGCTTGGATCTTGTGCCGCACCATCTCCTGGTGACGGGGGTTTAAGCGAGTGGCCACGTTCAGGGCGTCTTACCCAGCGCCTCAAACTCGTCGTGGGTCATATCGGGCTCTTCGGGGGCGAGCTTGGCCAGGGCATCGCAAATGGTTTGCAAGTTCCTTTCCAGCACATCAAGGCGCGCTTCGAATGCCGCGAGCCGGTCCTCGATCGGCATCTCGGCATCGGCTCCCTGCACTTGTGCGTTCTCAGGCATCAATACTTCCGCCGGCCGAGGGCCTCGAACTCTGAATGGCTCTGCGGATGACTCGCCCCACCCCCTGGATTCCCAAGCTTGCGTCGGGCCTTGGACTTGATGCTGGCTTCCTTACCGGCGCTGATGTTCCCGGCGTTATAGCTACGGGTGGCGCCTGAGATGGCTTCGCGATCGTGCGTAGGATCGCTGAGAGGGAAGCCCTTCTTACCCTTCGGGCCACCCCCAGCAAAGTCTGACTTGGGCATGCTCGCGCGCTTTGCCATGGTGAGTCGGGCCATATCGTGTCTCCAGATGCGCAAAAGCCCCGACCGGATGGCCGAGGCTTTCGTAAGGGGCAGTTAGGGAGCGTGGAGGCTAAAGCGTACTACCTCATGGGATGGATCGCAAGAGGCGCTGCCTTCACGGATTTTCGCGAATTTTTCGCAGATCCAGTCCCGAAGATGCTTTGCATCGCTGGCAGATCTAGGCTCACCACAGTAGCCTTGCTCAAACCCGCGGGCTTCAAGTTCCAGCAGAAGACTCTCTAGCGAGAGTTGTCCCCACTCAGATTCGAGTTTGGCCCTACGTTCTTTTTCACGTTTGGTCACTTCGGTTCTCCTGATGCCCCTCGCCAACTCAAACCATTCGCTGGCAGTCATGCGGCCTCCAGCGCCTCGATGTGTTTTTGCATCAGGTGCGCCACCTCCGGCCACTTGGCGAACTGATCCCGCGCCGCCCAGAGCACCGCCCGCCAGTAGAGATATACCCCGTCCTGACTCATCCGGAAGCGCTTGGCGATGGCGCTACTCGGGTCCTGGCCCCGATACCACGCGTGTACGAAATGCTTGGGCTGATCCCTGAGACAGCACACGTATTGATCGACCAGTATGGCCGCATCCGGGGGCAGTGGAGTGGCAAGGGAGCGCTGCTCGCCCCACCCTTCAGAGGGCTTCTCGTTCCCCACTGACCGGCTCCAGCGCTGCAAGATACGATCGGCTGGCATCAGGTCGAGTTCGATGTCCAAGCGGGATTGACGGTGCGGGTGAATCACGCGGCTCATGGGGTACTCACCTCGATAATCGTGCGATGGGGTTTACCGACCTTCTGGGTGTACTCAACGATCAGATGCTCGGGGCTGTCATCGCTCGCAAAACCTTCTGCAACCAAAGCGTCGATGAGCCACTTGGCCCCGGCGATGAAGTTATCCCGGTCCAAGATGCGCGCTCCGAAGCGCTCGATGCGCATGCGTACGAAATCCGGATGCGAGGGCAACACATGCGCTTGAAGTCTCGCGGCCCGTACGAGCCAGCCCCACTTCTGGCGCTCGCGTAACTTGCGACTCCAGTGCCGGCCATGGAAGACGTTGACTGAGGGGGTCGGTTCGGGAATGGTGAGTGCGATCATTTGGTATGTTTTTTGCTAGCGGCTTTTGCCATGGAGAAGCTTCTGCTCATGATCTTGGAGCATCCGCTGGCGTTTGAGCGCTCGGGGATTCCATGCGCGCTGACAGCGGTACTCGAAGCGCAGCTCCGAGATAGTCGGCCCAGCACGCACGCTGAATCGCGGGGTCTACGATGCAGCCCGGGTGGTGGGTGGCTAAATCACGCATATCAGCAACCCACAGATTCTTTGCCGTAACGAGGGCTTGCACGTTGTCGACAAAACCAGGTTCGTCAGGGTGGCCGTAGCATTTCGGATTTTCTCCCACCACACGAAGGAGGTGAGCGAGCAAATGCCGGTTCGCGGTCATCAGCCATGGATCCTCGTGACCATCATCACGATTCAGCCTCTCGAGAGGTCGCGGCCCTTCGTCAAAGTCATCCTCCCCGACGCTGCGGCACAGTCGCATGAAGTCTGGGAGGCTGGGGGGCGGGCCTTTCCAGCCGAAGACGATTCGGCGCATGCCCCTTGCGATTTGCCGAGAATCGAGGCTGCCCAGTGCCAGTACCCACTCCTCGGGCGGCTCGGCGCCGAATTTCTTGAGGAGTGGGTCACCGAAGCAGCCCAGCAGCCTGTCCCATACTGCCCTCGCCCGTTCCTGATTGTTCGCTGACCACTCGCCCATTGCTCACTCCCCGTAATCGTTCTCGTGCCAATTCCACCGCAGACTTAGCAGCCAAAGGCGGGGCTCTGGCGAACTGCAGACCGGCGTCGATTCGCTTGGCGTCGCGCAAGAAAAGCTCGATCCCGTCGTAGACGGTCCGGCGCTCGTTTTGGCCCATATGGTGCGGAGAATTCCGATATCCGCCGATTGACTCGCAGAGCTGCGCCTCGCTGTAATCCTTGAGCGCTCGCAGGATGATCGCCCGTCGGTCCGTCGTGAGCTTCGCGTCTGGATGCCGGTGCTCGCGCTGCCAGTACGCAAAGATGCGATCGGCCGGACCGACGTCGAGCTTCGGCTCGACATCTGTCTCCTTCCCCTTCCTTTCCACTTCCCTTCCCTTCCCTTCCCCACGTGCATGCACGTGCACGCACGTTATGGAACCCTCCAAATCGGGTGCAGGAAGAACTGAATCCGCCTCGCGTTGATTGATGTGCTGGTGTTTTCCCCAGCTCGGTATATGTCCGAACTGCTCACCCGCATACTCGTACTGCACGAGAAAGCCGTGATCGCGGAGCGCCGCGAGCACCTTCTCGAAGTCGAGTTCATCAAAAGGAAGAACGTCGAGCTTTAACACCCGTGGCTGCCAGCGGAAGCGCCCAACCCTGTCACAGGCTGTCCAAAGCCCGGCGAACGCCAGGCGAAGAGGTAATCTGGTTTTGCGCTCAGCCTCATAGAGCGCTTCGTGTCGAAAGAAGTCGGGCTTGATGGTGCGAATGCGGGCCATCAACCAAGCATCCATTCAGCCACGCGCCAGAGCCCGACCCAAAAGGCCGCGCTCAAAAATAACCCCAGCATGAGAGCGCCCCCTGGACCTAGTTCCCGCTCGGCATGATAGTTGCGAGGAGATTTGGTTGGGGTTATGTCATGTACGTTGGACATGGAGACCCTCCGAAAAGGCTTTATTTACTTGGCTTTACGCGTCGTTCCGGCAACTGCCGCGGGAATTACCTCGTCAACGGAGTCATCTCCGAGCCAATCCGTCTGCGCTCCGTTGGCCCTCAATAAGCGATGTGCGACCTTGAAAGCGTGAGCTTTGCACTTCGCCCAATCGTTCAACACTTCTCGCACCACGGCCGCTTTGTCGACGCCGCTGGCACGAGATTCGATTTCGAGCCAAACGTCGGTGGCCTCGGGTACTGCGGTACGCAGGTCTTTGAGAGGAAGGCTCATGCTTGGCAGGGCCGCTCGCGGAAATATTTAGCGAGCCGCTCAACGTGCCGCACGCCTGGGTTCTTGGTCTGCTCGCTCGCGATCTTTTCGAGCGTGCGTCGCGGCACTCCACTCCCTGCCGCGACCTCCGGCCATGAGCCTTTCCTGGCTTTCAGCTCAGCGAGCACGTAGGCAAACATGGAATCTGTCATGCTGCAGAGCGTATACCCAAGATTGGGTGAAAGCAACCCGCACTTGCGCAATTTTGGGGGGTACGGTGCGCGCATGCCACGTTCCCGCAAAATTGTCTCTCACGCCGCCAGAACGGTGCGCGAGGCGGTGGCGAGGAATGTCTACGCAGAGGTACGCCGCAAGTACCCAGACTTTGCCATCTCTACCGCTTACTCGAAAATTCGTGCGGCCACGGGGATCACGCTGTCAACCATGCAGCGGATAGTGGAAGCCAAGCACGGGCCGAGTACGGATACCCTTGCCGACTTAGCCCATCATCTCGGGACTACCGTTTATGAGCTTGTTCTGCTAAAGGACCATGCAGGCCTGGAGCTTCCGCGCCCTGCCAAGCTTCACCGACGCCGATCCCCTCCCCCCGGGTCACGCGCGGCCTAGTAACATAATCCAGTTCCCCCTTGGCGATCCTCCCTCGAAATAAATACCCAAACATGGGTTGACACTACCCAAAGACGGGTATACGCTGCCTCCCATCGAATCCGGGAGGTTCCATGTACAGCCAGCAGCGCAACGCCGACGAAGTTTCCTTCACGATCCTGATTCAATCGCTCAGCGACCTGCAGCCTCACTGCGGCGGCTGGACGGCTGCCGACCTTCCCGTACTACATGACGATGCGGTGCAGCTCATCTGCCGCGTGCGTGCGGTCGGTGTCACCGACCAGCTCGCCAAGCATCTCGAATACTTCGTAGAACTCAAAGGCAGCGGCCGTAACCCGGCCACGATCCTGCCGGGCTTGATCGAGGGCGCCTGCCGGTGCGCGATCTTCCACGACGTGCAGGCGGAATGCGCGCGGCGTGAGGAGTACGAGGCGACAGAGGATGGCGCAACCGATGCACGCCGCTGGCGGGCGGCCTCATGACGCTCCTGACGCCCAAGGAGCGGCTGCTGCTCACCCTCACTGCCATCAGTGCGGTCGCCTGTCTCGCCGCTCTAATCCGCGCCTATTGCGCCTTCAAGGGTACGCCGTGATGAAACTCAAGACCGAGCACGTCTTCCCGCCGATTCCGGATCGCAGCAACGATTGGATGGCGTACGACGATGACACCTACGACGGCGCCGAGGACTCGCATCCCATCGTCGGATGGGGCGCTACTGAGGAAGCTGCCAAGGCCGACTTCATGGAGCAGTGGATGGACCACGAAGCCGAGCGCGATATGAAGGCAGCAGTGAAGCAAATGCACGTATGGGACTCCTTTCTGGATCAAATTTTTGGGCGGCGCTCGTGATCCCCGGTAACTGGGCGCACGTCCTTCAGGCCGCCATCGGGCTGCTGCTCGTCATGGGTGGGGCCTACACCTGGTGGCCTAGGAAGCGCAACCGACATGTGACGCTGCCGCCCCCGAGCCCGGCATGTCGACGCGGCAACGTAGAGAGCGTGCCGTGATGGACGAGGACGTAACTGATGCCGCCTGGGCGGCTCAAGAGACGAACGAACTACAACGCTTCGAGGAGGAGCGCATGACTTGCATTAATGAACTGGCCACGGCCCTCGCCAAGGCGCAAGCGGAAATGAGCAATCCCGTTTTCGACGCGCAGAACCCCCATTTCAGGAATCGCTACGCCTCACTTGCGGCGGTGCGCAATTCGACCATTCCGGTGCTCGCGAAGCACGGCATCAGTGTGCTGCAGGATGTGTGCATGGTAGATAACGGTATCGCCTGCGAAACCATCATGACGCATTCCTCGGGCCAGCAGATGCGCTCAAAACCCATCGTATTGCCGCTCTCGAAGGCCGATGCGCAGGGGATTGGATCAGCGATCACCTACGCCCGGCGTTATCAGCTCATGGCGATGTGCGGTGTGGCCGGTGATGACGATGACGATGCGGAAGCGGCTGTCACGAGCCAGCCCGCAAACCACCGCCAGAATAACGTCAAGGCGAAGGAGTATGCGGAGCGCTTCGCCGATGCCGTGCAGGCCGGTATTGATGGGGCGGTGTACGAAATCCATCAGGAGATCGTGACGGATGAGGAGTTTTACCGTCAGGTCTGGTCGTTCCTTCCCTCCGGCATGCGCCGGCAGCTAAAGGAGATCATCGACCGGCAGAAGGCTGAGAAGGCTGCCGCGTGAGAGCTCTTTGCGCATCAGGGCGCACTGCGCGCCGCTGGCGATGCTGGCTGCTGCGAGAGCTGGGATGTACGGTCCGGCGCGGCAGGCCGAGGAAAGCGTAATGGAACTCCTCTTCCAGAAAGGCGCGAGCGGCCTCATCCCGGCATGCGAGGAGGCAACCGATTGGCTTCGCAAAAAGAAGCTCGGCGCGACGATTCTCGTTGAGCCTCGGGAAATGCGAAACGGCGCCTACTTCAGGAAGTGGTGGGCGCTCGTGAAACTCGGCTTTGACTACTGGAGCGAAAGCGTCGAGACGATCGAACACAAGGGAACGCCGATACTTCCTGACTTCGCTCGCTTCCGCAAAGACGTCACGATCATGGCGGGCTTTTACCGGCCCGTGGTCAACGTCTAGGGCGAGGCTCGTTTGGAGCCCGAGTCGCTGAAGTGGGCCAGCATGACTGAAGAGCGCTTCGGGAAGCTCTACGATGCCACGATCCGGGTCCTACTTGAGCGCGTGTTCAACGGCAAAGTGTGCCCGACGTGGAGCGAAGACGAATTGCGCTCGATTGCGGAGCAGGTACTGGAGTTTGCGGCGTAATGCATACCTCATTGAGAGCGCCAACCCAGTACGAGGCTGAACGTATTGAGGCCATGATGCGCTTGGGCTGCGTGGCGTGCGCGATGTTGTTTGATCTACCGGTAGTGGCTCAGGAGTGTCATCACATTCTGGAGTGCGGCCGGCGTATGGGGCATTGGTTCACCCTGCCGCTCTGCCGCGGGCATCACCAGGGCGATTGGAGCCCCGAGCAGATCGAGTTGATTCCGAAAGGCAAGCGCGTGGCGATATCAGATGGACGCAAGGCGTTCAACGCAATTTATTTACCTGAGCGCAAGCTCTGGGAGCGCGTACAGGACCGGCTGCATCTACCCAAGGTATGGCCCGTATCGCTCAAGATTCTCCCAAGGAGCGCCGCATGATCGCATCACCCTCCCCGCGCTACCGTCTCGTGCCAATGCCGGAGGGCGGCATCAGATTTGTCCAAGGCATGCCCCATAACGGCGTGCCCTGTCAGTGCTGCGGATGTGAGATCAAAGCGGGGGATGCGTATTGCTGGCTCTGCGCGATTTTCGGCGGACGGAGAAAAGTGCGATGAGACTCATCGACGAGCTTCTGAGGTATCGCGCGACTCTCCAACGCATAGTGGACACGGAAATGACGGGCGCCTGGTACCGCAACTGGGCCAAGCAGGCATTGGGGCTCTCGTGCAAAGGATGGGTGGAAGACCCGTCTAACCCCGGTCTTTGCATCAACTGCAGCGATACTGTGGAGGCGCACCGCCAATGAGTGATGTCGTTCGGCCTACTGAGAATCAGCTAATTGCGCCAGTGAAACAATCCGAGCTGGTTATGCGCGTCTTGGAGATGCGCCGCCTGGGGACGAGCTACCGGGGAATCGCCATAGCCATTGGGAAGTCCGAGGCTACCGTCAATAGATGGGCTCGTGAAGCTGTGCAAAGCGGCCTCGTTCCAGCGGACATGATCCCGCCACCGGTACAGAGGGGACTGCCGGATGATGAGTACAACCGACGTTGGATAGAAGGCGTCCGCGCAAATTGCGTCGTAGACGCCAATGGCTGCTGGCTTTGGCAAGGGCACCTGGCGCTAAATGGCTATGGCCAGCGCGGCTACCGCGGAAAAACGCGAGTCCTGCACCGGAAGATGTACGAGCTGCATCACGGGTTGACTCTCGGGCGGTGGGAATATGCCTGCCATTCCTGCGACGTGAAGCGGTGCTGCAACCCTGAGCACCTCTGGAGGGGCACTCCAAAGGACAACCAGGAGGATTGTGTTCAGAAGCGTCGAAACGGCGAACTCAGGGTGACGCACTGCCCACAGGGTCATCCTTATGACGACCGCAATACGGTTTTCAGGATTGCCAAATCGGGACGGCCGGCGAGGGAGTGTCGAGAGTGTACGCGCGAGCGTCAGCGGCGCCGATACCGAGAAAACATTGAGGTGATGCGCGCGAGACAGCGCGCTCGCCGAC